GAACCGTAGGTTCCCCTTACATCTTGTAACGCTTGTAAAGCTCCAGAGCGACCAACCCTCCAAGAACCTGTGCGACCACATACGGCAGAAGCTCGGTCACATCAATCTTACCAGCCGACGCCATAACCACGCTGACCGCGGGGTTGATGTGTCCTCCGGAAATAGGCGCAGCAATTAACATGACAAGCGCAAGTGTAGCGCCGATCGCAAGGGGGTTTCCAGTAGCCAAAATAACATAGATAAAGAGAAGTGTGCCTAAAAACTCTACTAAATACTTATTCATTCCTGTAATATATACTATTACAGGAATTTATTTTATTTATCTGGTAACCCTCATGTACGCGCTATAAGACGCATTGGACTGATCTCCACCGAACTTGCTATCGTTGTAGTTATGGCTGAGCGCGCGCTGTTTCCTGAACTTGATGTAATCCGACGAATCGGGTACGAACTTGGGGTTGCACGAAGCGGCGGCAACACCAGTTCCGTCGCACTGTTGAGGGATGGAACCGCCGTTTCCATAGATTCCCGGACGCGAATTCACCTGGTTGGGTCCGCCGCACGAGTAATTCTGGCGATTTAGAACATCGCCTAAATTATTCACAGCACGGAAGGCCCCTATCTTCCTACCACTGGTTACGTTGCTGTTATTCCACGAGCTACGCAGAATCCTGCGCGCCATCACATGATCGCTGTTGCGAACACTGTTTGCAGTTTGCTTAACGGATATACCTTGCAGACCTCCTCCTAGACTACTCATTTCTATACTATTGTATAATATTATAATCTGTAAAGAATATATATATGAGTTCTGCCGAATGGGAAACAATGACGGAAAGCACGGTGTCTAGTAATGCACCTTCCTCAACAACCGCATCACCCGTTTCGTATGCCCTATCGGGATTATCCCCGCCTACAAGTTATGCGTCTAGCGAACTTGCGACCCCGATAGATACGCGCATCCAACGCACGAAGACAATGATGGCTACTGATACAAACGTTGTATTTGATGCTGAGTGTGTAAAGAAGCGCTCAAACTGGTCCAAGGTAAAGAAAGAACATAATTTAGTTGACTATCCTGGTGATCCAGACGTTCTTTTAGCTGACATTGAAACGCATTCTCCTAAACTCAATGTTCTCTTACGTAAGATAAATTCCCTGGATGAAAGTGACATGAAGGAGCATGGCACCAAGTTCAAACACATGATTTTCACGGATCTTAAATCTAATAGTTATGGTGTTAAAATAATAGCATCTGCGTTGATTGCCAGTGGAATGACACTTGGATACACCGCGGAGTCAACTGGACGCGACAAGAAAAAATTCGGTAAGATCCAGATGTTGACTGACGCTCAATTACAGAAAACAAAGGGGTCCAATTTCTATCTTATGTCTTCCGTTACGGTGTTCGACCAACCGATCAGTGTAGCTATAAAGAAGGACATCCTGGCGAGATTCAACGCGCGTCCGGAGAACGTACATGGAGAAAATGTGCGTTTTATAGTGATGGATAGTGGATTCAAGGAAGGAATAGATCTCTTTGATATCAAGTACGTTCATATATTTGAACCTCAGTCTACCGCCGCCGATCAGAAACAAGTGATTGGACGTGGTACGAGAACCTGCGGACAAAAGGGACTTCAATTCCAGCCGAATGTGGGGTGGCCTCTCCATGTATTCGTATATGATATTATCATCCCGAGTGAACTCAAGGGATTGATGGGTAATGTAGATACCGCCTTTCAATTATACATGAAATCATTGAATCTTGATTTACGATTATTTTCATTTACCGGAGAACTGGAACGCGCGACAATCCAAGCTTCTGTGGATTATGATTTGAATGAGAATATCCACATGGGGGGATCCTCCCCCCATTCGCCCCCCGCTGGCGGTGGAACTGGTGGTTATGTTTATGGCGGGTCTACTGGGGGTGTACGCAAGGTTAATGTACGCGATGTGTCTCCTATAGTAGTTATGCCGAATGACCGCATGAGTTATGACGATCTTAGAAAACGCATTAGCGAACACTTCGGGCAATACAAGTGGGACAAGGTCAAAATGGAGAACCTCTGTGATGCGGGGGCGGCTGCCCCCCGCACGCCCCCCGCAGAGGATGTTACTGGCGGTTACGTTTACAACAGCGAACACGATAAATCACGCATGGCGGGGGGCGTGCGGTCAGCGAAGCTGGTAGGCGGATTACCCCCCGCATCAGTTATAACCCTGACGCCCACGCAGAATTTCCTCAAGCATTATTTCATCCCATCCAATCCCATCAAAGGAATGTTACTATGGCACTCCACGGGTTCCGGAAAGACCTGTTCTGCGATCGCCGCCGCATCCAATGAATTTGAGAAAGAAGGATACACCATCCTCTGGGTCACGAGAACAACCCTCAAGAACGATATATGGAAAAACATGTTCGACCAGGTATGCCACGAAGTTATCCGCACAAAACTATCCGCCAATGAGATTGCGATACCCTCCGAACAACCTAAACGGATGAAATTACTCTCAGAATCTTGGCGTATTCGCCCGATGTCCTACAAGCAGTTCAGTAATCTTGTAAGTAAGCAAAATCAGTTGTATGATAGTCTAGTGAAGATCAATGGTCCAGCCGATCCGTTACGTAAAACACTGATAATCATAGACGAGGCACACAAGCTATATGGTGGTGGTGATCTATCGTCCATTGAGCGCCCTGACATGAAGGCACTCCATGCATCGCTGTTGAATTCCTATGCCGTTTCGGGGCGCGATTCCGTCCGCCTTCTATTGATGACTGCTACACCAATCACTACGAACCCCATGGAGATGGTACAATTATTGAATCTTTGCAAACCTATTGGAGAACAAATGCCGACTGATTTTGATGACTTTTCTACCAAATACTTGACAGAGGACACGGGTAAGTTCTCCGCGCCGGGCATGAAACAGTACTTGGATGATACTGCCGGGTATGTCAGTTATTTGAACCGTGAGAAGGATGCGCGCCAGTTCTCGCAACCGGTCTTACACCAGATTCGTGTTCCGTTGGTGAAGATGAATGATGTCAATGCATTTGATAAACGCGCCGTCAGGGAGCTGGTGAATTCCGATATATTGAAACTTAAAGATAAGATAGAAGCGAACAATGAGGATTTGGTAGGCGAATTAACCGATTTAGATGTGAATAAATTCAAGGTTCTCCGAAAGGAGTGCGATTCGTTTAGTTCCAAGACGACGTGTAACAAGATCGCACAAAAGAATATGCGTAAGATCGTACAAGAAGCGAGAGATGAGGTAAAGCGCATCAAATCCCAGATAAAGAACGCGCGCGAATCCATCCGCATGCAGAAAATATTCAAGAAAGAGAACCTGGCAAAAATCGCCGCCAAAATAGAATCCAGTCCTGAGGAATATGAAAATTTCAAACAGGGTGCGTATTATAATTTGAAAACGAAATGTGGCAAGACAATACGCAGTGAATCGGAGTTATTGAAAGAACACCCCGATATAGAGGCATTTGTTCGCGCCGACCAAGCACAAACCCAAAAAATAAAGGATATGGAGGAAATGCTGAGGATTAGTGAAGACGGATTCAAAAACAAAATAAAGGATCTTAAGTTGATGTTAAAAACCGACCTGCGCGACATAGAGCGAAACGTAGTGAAGCTGGTAATAAAAGACACTCAAAAGAACGCAGCTACTACGAAACGGCATAATCAGAAGACATTCGGAGAACAAGTCCTTATAGTAAATAAAACGCGCAAATCTATAGAGAAACAGCGGAAGAAGCGTATAGGTTCTCTCGTAAAGGAATTAAAAGTACAGTTGAAAGATGAGAAGCAGGAGAAGAAGGAGATCATGAATGGAGAGAAAGCATTGAAGAAAGAATTGCGTAAACAAGAAGATTACATGGATGATATCAAACATGGAGTTTTGACCGGTTTAGTAGATAAATACAAGGGTATTATGAAAGAACAGCTTGCTGAGGAAGTTACAAAGGAAAATTATAAGAAAGAAGCTAAGTTAGCTAAGGAAACTGCAAAGAATACATTAAAGCTTCAAAAGGAAGAAGCAAAACAACTCAAGGAAGCGGCGAACAAGACCAAGAAACTGCAAAAGGAAGACGCAAAACAACAAAAAGAAGCGGCGAATAAGACGAAGAAACTGCAAAAGGAAGCGGAAAAATTAGAGAAACAAGCAGCAAAAGCAGCTGCAAAGGCCGCCAAAGCGAATAAGACGAGAAAAACAAAGGCTTAGTAAATTAATATATTACATATAATATATTAATGGAAGGAATTGATAAAATCACACTTGAACTATTGATGAATAAATCGCAATACAACAAATACTTATCTATCAAAGATCCAAATAAATACGAAGAGGTAAAACAACACCTAGAAAAGGTAGAAAAGTACAAGGATCGTATAATGCAAATAACAAGCGAATACTGTGATAACCAGAACACGCAGAATTCATTAGAATTAGACGAAGCCTTTTCCAACTTTTTGAAATCATGCATCCGATTCATTGAAATGAAAGAATTAGAAGAAGAACCGAAATATGAGCGAGATATAGAAGATGTGATATTTAAAAGTTGCGATAACCCACACCCCATGAAATCCTTTTGGGGTAAAGGCGCTATCAAAAAAAATATGTAAATATAGTATAATGGCAACACGGAATATACGGAGGAAATACAAACGAAATAAAAAATTTGGTGGTACGCAAAAGCTACATCCAAAATGTAGCACGGCAATAGAAGGTCAAACAATCAATAGCGAGAGTTGTCTAACGAAACCCTTACTATCAAAGGCTGTATTTGAAGGGAATCAGTCTATACGCGATGTTATGGACCAATGCGCGAACAATGACAAATGTGTACTATCAAAGATAACTGATGAAAATCAACGTAAGGAAATAGAAAACACCGCATTCGCTCCAAAGCAGCCTTCTGAATGGAAGCTCAATATAAACGAATGGCTATCCGACACAGACATATTACAGGTTATATCACAGTATGTCGGTGCGTACAAAGAATTTGTCTTCCTTGGACCATCTTACATAGACTTTGATTATAAATTTAATGCAAACGATTGTGTAGAGAACTCGCTCTGTAGGTTCTCTCTTTCAGACTATATTAAAAAGGGGAAGACAAAGATCGGTATTATATTTAATTTAGACGATCACACAAAATCCGGTTCTCATTGGGTTTCACTATACATAGACGTAAAAGGCAAGTATATGTTTTATTTTGATAGCGCCGCTAATCCGATGCCACGCGAAGTTACAGTGTTGATAGATCGTATTAAAAAACAAGCAAAAGAACTGAAGATGCGATTCAAAGTTCATACTAATGGTACGTTCGAACATCAATATAGTAATACCGAGTGTGGTATGTATTCGCTATTTTTCCTGATAACGATGCTTACAAACAAGTATGAAGACAGTATGTTTAAGAGTATAAAACAGAAAGTATCATTCTTTAAGAGACACCGTGTACCTGACAAATACGTTGAAAAATTAAGGAACGAATATTTTGATCCGTAAAATTATATCATAGTATTATAGATATGACAGTAAAAACCAATAATAAGACTAGACGAAATATAAAAGGCGGATTTAAACCCCCAAATGTAAAAGCTGAAGTTGTAGTCCGAAGATCTAATATAAATGAAGGATTATTATACAGTTTGATTATACATAAGCCTATGTTTCCATTTTTAGATTATATAAATTACAATATGAACTTTGTTGATGAGGCGCTATCTTTAATTCGTCCAAAAGAGATTCCGAGAATAGATGACTTCGGTAATAGAATAGAAATGGATGACAATATAATTTATAAAGACTATTTAGAATACGGATACAATAAACCAGAAGATGCCAAAGAGCGAGAATTGGCAGAAAAAAAGAGCGCGTAAATATATTTTATAGATATAATTATGTAAAGGTATATCTATAAATCAAACATAATGGCATCATATGTCAGCGTAGAAAACCAAACCCTATTGTGGAATACAATACAAAAAGTCCAATTATTACACGAACAAATTCCTGCATATCAACAGCAAGATTGGTTTAAACAAATTCTCGGTATGTTCTACCAAAAGATTCAAAACACAAGTTACGACCTTAGAAATTTGAATAAGGAGACGATAGGCTATATGATAAGTACACTCAAACCACAAATACAGCCTACGCATACTAATGAAACAAAACCCAGTTCAAAGTTTGGCGAACCAATCAGTGATACAGCCATAGAAAACATGGATGAATTATTGCAACAGCAAATCAAACAACGGGAGCTAGATGTGGTGCCATTCCAACCGTCAGAGATCGCCGAAATGAGACGCGCAATCAAGCAATTGCAAGAGGATGTCGCGCTACTAAAAAAATTAATTCCCGAGACGAAGGAAGTTACTGAGTAGCGCCTGTCCTTTCTTCTCGTTCTCCATAGCTTTCAGTGTGGCTTCGTGTTGCTTTCGCATGATAAGTCGTTCATGTTCCTTCTGACGCGTTTCTAACATGCGCTCTGACTCGCCCTTCTCCAATGGGGTTAGACTAGCATGCCCACGTTCTTGCATGAGATGATCCATAGAACTGTATTTCTGGACCGATTCATAGTCACGTTCACTCACTGCTAGCACAGTTTGGTCTTTATGGACTTTCCGTAGATCATCAAACTTCAATTTACTGAATGGATCACAGGTTACATACCCATCATCTGTCTCGTCGTCATATAAATTCGTCCCGCCGCCACCGAGTGTTTTGATACCAGTGTTTCGCATAACAACTGCATTTGAGGATTTGATGGTATCAAACGCGCGACCCATATTCTGTGCTGATACGTTCTCCATATTACTATAGATCGGTTCGCTGTTCTTGAACCACTCGTTTTTTCCCGGGTCCGGTTTCGTGGATACATTCTTCTCAAACAATTCATTGAACTTCCTTTGAAAATCCTCGCTCTTAATGCCGTTTATGGTCTTCTTGACATTCTTGTCTGCTTCGTTAATATGCGAGTATACTGTAGCGGTGTTTGATTTCCGTGTATGCCGGGTCTGCTCCTCGTAATACCCGACGACAATATCAAATGCTTTCTTATAAAACAAGAAATAATCCGCTGGCAAGCGCGATTTGTCCGGATGCAACATCAGGACTTTTCGCTTCGCACGTTTAACACCTTCCGCATCAAGGTCATATGTAAGATCAAACAATCCTAGTATTTCCTCTAACGAATACATATGTATGTTAAGATTGTGTGACGTCGCCATATGGAACTAATATAGGGTTCGTTTTAATATGTAAACCTTAAAAAGATATAAAAACTTTTTATTATACCTTAGTATAGTAAAAATATGGGAATCGTAACTGAAATAGACGGTATCCCGGCATTTACGCAGATGTTGCAGGATAGTCCGGGAATGGTGATTGTGAAGTTCGGCGCGACCTGGTGTGGTCCATGCAAGCAGATCGCGCAGCAAGTGCATGGGCTAATGCACCAAATTTCGGAAGTTTATAGCGGAAAGGTGATTTGCTGTGACATTGATATTGATGAGAGTTTTGAGATTTATGCATTCCTAAAGTCTAAAAAAATGGTGAATGGAATCCCGGCGATTCTTACCTGGGATGCGGGGAACGTGACATTTATTCCAAGTGATAGTGTATTGGGTGCAAATGTGAATGAAATTAATCTACTATTCAATCGGTGCGCGAACAAGTTGAGCCTACTTAAGTAGATTTAGTGTCATATGATTGTAAACTAAATAGCTGCTTGATGCGAGCGAATGCAGACTTTCGTCTAGCAATTATATCTTTCGTTTCTTCACTCGCTGATGGTGTAGGGCGAACATATCGTGTAAATGCGGACGTTGGTGTATCACATACAAAGCTATTAATTCCTTTTTTGGCATCCATGTTTTTAACTGTATACTATTTATTACAAAATTAAATCAATTTTGTAATAAAATTGAATATTATAAAAATACTATTGTATTAAATACAATAAAATGAATCGCAACACGAAATGCAGCGAATGCAATATAAAAATCGGTTTATTCGGATTCTCTTGCAGATGCAAGGATGCCGATGATAAACCGCGCATGTTCTGTTCTTCGTGCAGAAATATTAAACCCACTTCAGTCGGAGGACATGATTGTACGTTTGATTATAAATCTCATGGCCGCGATCAGATCCTACAAAACAACCCTAAACTGCAAACGGCAAAAATTCAAGTGATTTAAACCGATGAAGATTTCAAATGGGGACGCCTGTGGCGTCTCTTTGGAAACTTATCGGTCATAACCCTTAAGAAAAAAATGGGACGAAGTCCCATTTTAATTCTTCAAGGGTTTAAACCTTAGATTTGCGAGTCTTCTTACCCTTCTTTTTTTTCTTACCGCCACGTGTCATAAAGTCTGGATCGTCTTCTTCCGATGGCGTTTTAACTTTTATCGTTGCCGACGGTTCCTCTGAGGATCCAGTAAGTTTGCTAATCAACGATGGTTCCTCCGATGACCCAGTTAGTTTACTAATTAACGATGGTTCCTCTGAGGATCCGGTAAGTTTACTAATTAACGATGGTTCCTCCGACGGTCCAATTATACTATTCACAAACGAAGGTTTTTCTATACTACTCATAAACGATGGTTCTTCGGAGGATCCAGTTATTTTACTCATTAACGACGGTTCTTCTGATTGTACGAGGCTCTTAGCCGAGGCGGTTAAAGAATCAACAAACGAAGGCGTAGATGGTGTTAACATACTACCCATAAAGGCGGGCACCGAAGCTGTAGCAACGGCAGCAATAGATGTGTCCGCCTCCCCCTTTGTATCTATAAATGTCATACCAGTCAGGAATACTAACATAAATCCTGTTAAACCATATGTGGCGACTGGCACGCCGTCAAAAGTCAACATATCCGCCATATTATATATAATATGATGGATAAAAAATTATAGTATCTGTGTACTAAGTGTCTTTTTCATAGGAACAACCGCTCTTCCGCCACCACGAACACGATTGATCGCTTGGCGAACCGAGTTCTTCTCTGTGCTAGACTTGAATGCAAGCGGAGAACCAGTTGTACCTATACCAATTTGGCTAACCCTAGCATTCGCCGTTACTTGCGAAGCATCCTTATTACCAAACCATTTCTTCTCTTGTTGAATGGCGTTCGTTTGTGTTGTTAATGGCATAACCCTCGTAAAAGTTCTGCGATTCATAGAAAATACACTATTCCCATCCGATGCTCCGTCCTTTGCAGGCATAACCCTTGTCCCTGTTAATAAACCGTTATTTAATCCCGTAAGAATTGGAGGTCCGTTCATTTATATAGTATTCATAGATTTGGTTTGTGACTAAATGTTCCTCCTGGCCCTCCATTCATTCTTAAGTTCATAGGAAACAGTGGTTCGCATATGCTTCTCATACGCCTCGGGACAGTCATAATATAGAGTGACCGGAACAGTCCCATCACCAATCGTCGTCATGCGGACTCGGAAATAATTGCGCTCAGCAAGACTGCCTACGCGATCCTTATAACGAGTACCAAAAACCGGATCTCGGATTAAACGTCCGGGAGTGCAGTTTGTTGAGTACATCGCGATATCCTTCATCTTCTTACCAAAACGACGAGAGGTAATATAATAATCAGGATCAGAATCAATGATAGTCTTCTGTACCTGTCTCTTAGAAATGCGTTTTGTGCTCGCGTTAGAGTCAGCAACCGACTCGACAACTGACTGTGTCTCAATCACGTTATCAATCTCGTTATCACTCTCACTATCGCTTACATGCGCGTCCTCATAAGTCATTCTGGTTGCTATTGGCTCGTATATCCTTCTATACAATATACGCTTTATACTAATTATATTTATATTTTAGTAATATATATGGCAAACAAAGAAGTTGAATTGGATCCATCAGAAACTCCGGTTATATTTGGATTGTGGCAACTAGTGCCTTCTGGTGAACCTGAAAACCCACCAACTGAAAATTACTTTGTAAAAAAATTGGCGGAACTATTTGAAAAGATATCATCACCTATCACACAGTTACTTTACTCCAGTACTAAAATACCATTGGAATACTCGCGATTAAATCATATAGGTATTGTATTACTCACATCAATTATACCGCTCTCATTGTTCTTAGCAAATTACTATTATATTTCAAAAAAAATACCAAAGATTCCAACTAGACCTAGTTCTACAAGCAAAACTACTGCTACTCAAAGAAAAACATGGAATACATATTACGCAAAATTAAGGGCACATTATAGTGGGATACAAAATAGAACAATGTCGTATATGATTTGTATGTGGATGAGTATGTTTGTACTTATAATTTTCTTATATCCACGGTTAAAGAACACTACGGAATGATTCTATCGCATCGTCACTTACAGTATCCTTCATGTTCTCGCGAACCTCATCTATGTGAGGATTCCGTCCAACGGTATCCATAAACGCCTTTACGTATTTCTGCAATTTGTCTCGCTCTAGTTGTAATTTCTCGCGTTCAATCTTCATTTTAGCTTCATTTTGTATAGCCTCCGAGCTTTGTCGGCGTTTCATATTGATTTCAGCCTCCTCCTTTTCTTTGACTTTCTGGACGAGTTCCAATATACGCGATTGATCTTCTTCATGTTTATTTTTGATGGATTCTATTAATTCAATGTCTATATCATGATCGTCGTCATTTAATTTATGATCCATATGTTCTATCTCCTTATACCAGTGGTGACGACTATCATTGGCAGTTACTAGAGTATTGCATATATCAGGTTTGCGTAGATCATCAAAGCGTTTTCGTTCAACAGACCCTGGGCGCCCCTGAAATGTCTTATTAAACTCATCCACTACTTTTTGTGGAATAGCTGGACTTGTCTCCATAAGACGATCAAATTCCATTCTGCATATTTTCAAGAAAGATCCAGCCTCCGTTCTCTCATCGGGATCTTTCGCAAGTTCAATACGTATATTTCTCGCGAATTTATCCCATGATATCGCAGATACACGATGTGCTTCATTCAATTCGGATATCTTCAAGTACTGTTGTATCGTAGATAATATACCAATAAAGATGTTTACTGTACCGATCACTGCGGGCGCATATATCTGCATACTGACTGGTAAACTGGATTGAGCGAAAGATGCGGTTCCGGTTATTGTGGAAAGGGTGATGGCTGGTATCGTAAACCAGGCATGCGCTCTACTTAGTTTCGCGTGTGCTCTTGTATTCAACCATTTGTAGCATTGTGCTACATCGCACCATTCTACCATGATGACTTCGTTCTCTGGGGACCATTTTACTGGTTTGTCCTTCTTGGATGTAGCCGAGCCTGCTTTGCTTTCAGCAGTTTCCGACTGTGCGTCGACTGGTTTGGATTTTTCCATGTGTTATATACTAATACATAGAAATTTATCTCTTTTTGAGTTTCCCATTTTTGCCTCCGCGCGCAACTGTCTGAAATCCGTCATCTGTATCTTCCTCTTCTTTCACCTCCTCTTTAACTTCCTCTTTAACTTCCTCTTTAACTTCTACTTTTACTTCCTCTTTAACTTCTTCTTTCACCTCCTCTTTGACTTCCTCTTTAATTTCCTCTTTTACTTCTACTTTTACTTCCTCTTTCACCTCCTCTTTCACCTCCTCTTTTACTTCCTCTTCAACAATAGATTCTACTATAGTTATTGTCTCCTTTTTGTACGATTTGTGATTTGTTAAAATATCTTCTTCTATCTCACGCATAAAATTAGTAATCTTACCCAAAACGTTATCTAGATACTTCCTCTGGGACGAATGATAAAAAGACAAATAATTAGAATACAATGACACGTGTTCTCCAAGTATCTTGTTCTCATATGATAATGTGGAAATAAAACTACTAACAGAGAACCCAACGCGCATGTTTGCATTATGATCGTTGATTTCTTCTTGTTTCGTTGAATATAATTCTTGTAATTTTCCAAGTGTATCAACAATTATTCGGTGGGTAACGATGAGATCGTCGGTGCTAAACTCTGTAAATGGGTCCAGGTCTTTATAAACCACCACGTTTTCAGACGACATTTTTATATTCGTACTGTTCTCTCTGCACTGTGACTGTATAATATTATACAGTTTGTAGTAATCGCCATACATGCGATTGAATATTAACGCGATTGTTTTCTGGAATTGTTCCAATTCAACACGCAATATCTTGTATTGGAAATACATGGAATCCAGACAATACAAGTAAATCTTCTTTGAATTTTGCTTCACCAAATCATTATACTGTGCTTTAATCTCGTCCAACTTCTCTTCTAGTGTATCGCGCTTCGTTTGTAACTCTGTTCGCAAGTGAAGTATCAAATTAAAATCATTCTGTAATTTAGGTATATTACACATGATCTTATATAATACCTACATACAATTTATTTCTATCCTTTTACTATCCATTCCTTCATAAACTGAATGCCGTCCGCGGTTCTCTCCGGATGCCATTGCGTCATCACTGTATTTTTATATTCTACATTCATCGTGTCACCTTTATATGTCGCTAAAAGTCGCATGCCGCGTTTAAGACTATCAGGTACAATATAGGTACAATGATTACGAAACGCCTTTATAGTAGTGCTGCCGAGTTCTAGATCAAAATATTCTTTCACATTATTCCGACGCTTAATTAAATGGCATCCAAGTTGAAGTAAAATGCTCTCCATTGAATAGCATACCAACATGAATCGTTTGTCATGCATTTTCAATAGTTCAAGGTCCAACTGCGGCGTTGTTTTATTCATAACATTGTGATCTGATCCAGTAAGAATCCAACGGGTAATACGAGAACGTCGGATGTTCTCTACATGGTTCTCATCAAATTCAACAATAGTATACCCACATTCTATTGAATCCAATGCCTTGGGTAGATAATTTTGTAATTTATGGGAATACATATTTAATATACCCACATGCATTGTATAAATAGATTATAGATAAAATATTATATAAATAGTTTTGGTAAATACTACACATACTTATGGCAAATATGGATAACTTCAAATCTATAATCCATGATTTCACTCTGGATCTCACTACTACCTTTCCCGAGTTCTCCCATTTTTGGACGAAGTGGACCAACGCAACTGATGATGAATACAAAACGCTGTTTGAGTATTGTATCACTGTCTTCCCCGAACGTTTCTTTGATATCATGTATCAGAACGCGGAGATCTTTGATCTGAAGAACGAGACCAATGTACTCTTTCTTCCTGATGTGAATTTCAAGGTTCTATACAATTGTGAGGGTGTAAGTGAGAATACCAAGAAGACTATTTGGAAGTATCTACAGTTACTATTGTTTAATGTAATTGGATCTGTTGATGACAAGTCCAAGTTCGGTGACGCTGCCAGTATCTTTGACGGAATTGATGAGAACATGCTACAGGATAAATTGAAGGAAACCATGGCGGGTCTGGGAGATTTCTTCAAGAATATGGAAAAGGATGGGGAGGGGAAGGGGGAGGGAGGAGGGGAGGAGAAACACGAATTCAAGTTTGATGCTAAAGACGGTATTCCCAATCTGGATGAGGTTAACGAGCACTTGAAGGGGATTTTTGATGGTAAGATTGGTAAGCTGGCGAAGGAGCTTGCGGAAGAGATCTCTGGTGATTTCAATGATTTGGTAGGCGATGCTACCGAAGGCGAGGGCACCACTCAAGACGTACTGAAGAACCTCATGAAGAATCCTAAGAAGATGATGGGATTGGTGAAGAAGGTAGGCGATCGTTTGACGCAGAAGATGGATAGCGGAGAGATTTCCAAAGAGGAGATAATGAAAGAGGCAGGTGATATTATGGCGAAAATGAAGGAGATGGGAGGGGGCGCTGATAAGCTGAATGATCTATTCAAGCAGTTCGCTGGTAAGGGAATGCGAATGGATACCAACGCGATGGATCGCATGACGAAAAAGGAGGAAATCAAAGAACGAATGCGTAAGAAGATGGAGGCGAACAAGGCTGTACTTGAGAAGGGCGCCGAACCCAACAATTTTGTGTATCGCGTTCCAGGCGAAGAGCAAGCGCGCAGTTCAGCCCAACAGAAGCTGGATGACGAGAAGCTGATTGCGGAGTTTGGGAATATCAAGGAGCCTAAGAAGGTTCCGAAGAAAAAGGACAAGAGTAAGAAAATAAAATAACACTAAAATATATAAAAAATGAATATACTGAAATACATTAACATATACGTCTTTATAATTAGTTTAGCGTTCGGAATATTTGCTGTATACATCACTGCTCCCGAGAAACGTAAGATCGTAGTTTACCCAACGCACGAGAATGCGGGTATACTTCAGTACAAGGATAAGACAAACAGCTGTTTTTCGGTAATAGAGAAAGAAGTGAAGTGTCCGGCGAACGATAAGGATATTGCGAAGGTTCCAGTTCAGGCGTAATAAATTCTATAACTATCATATAGAATTATGAATTTCAAACGCTTATTAACAACTGAAATGGGAAAGTTCTTCATCTCCGTCCTCCTTGGACTGGGTATAGCCACATTGTTTAGACAGGTGTGCACGGGCGAGAAGTGTTTGACGTTTAATGGACCTGTGATAAGCGATATTGACGACAAAATTTTCAAACAAGACGAGAAATGCTATAAGTATACTACGAGACCCGCCAAATGTGACCCAATAAAGAGGGTAATTGAGGTATCCGCCCCACCACCCGAATCGGAATCTGTCAAACCAGGGCTATTTTAGGGGGAACCCATGTAGGGGGAACCTATGGTTCCCCCTTACCCCCTCCTTTCAATAAAGGGTCGTTAAGAATGTGGGGTAAGGGGTGTGTTAGAGCTAGTGACTTGTCGCTATAAAAACTTAACTTTAGGGAGGGGTTCGGGGAACCGTAGGTTCCCTGATTCGTCAAAGAATTTGATTTTAAATCTTCATAAATGTAAAATCAAATGGATAGTACAACGCGAATTGACGACCTACCGGAGAATATCACGATGCGTATACCGAACGACCAATCCGGACAAGTACCCACGTATTCGCCGATGAACATTCACCCGAACCCATATGGGAATTCGCTACAGCCGAATGTGATGCCACCGCCCCAGGCCAAGGTTCGGTTTCAAGAGGAAACGCCACAAATGCGACTTCCTTCGCGTGATATTCCTATGGATCAAGGTCAATATCAGCATGATGAGGAGGTTCAACCGAATTATATTCCGCGCGCGAAACTGACGAGTGATTATGTAAAGGATTACGAAGAAATAACACACGAGAACATTCGTAGACACGAGAACCGGAAGGATAAGACGAGCATGGTGGATAGGATTTTGTCTGATTTACAGACACCTATACTGGTCGCGCTGATGTTCTTCATTTTCCAGATGCCGATGATGAATACGATGTTCTATAGGAATTTCTCGTTTTTGTCTGTATATAACACTGATGGAAACATTAATTTCTATGGGATCGCACTGAAGAGCGTGTTATTTGGTGGTATATTTTACAGCCTCCAGAATACGGTGAATTATTTGACGGACATCTAGTAAAAATTGAAATTAGTTTACACCATCTAGATGAATGGAAAAAATGGGACAAGACGAGTTCATTATCGGATATGCGATCATCTATCTATGCACGATCGTAAAAATTATATTCCTGTCATGTACCCGATGGGATATCGCAATACTATTCATCGGCGCTGGTATATTCTATAGACGTTACTTGAGGGTAATGGAACTTGATCGTATGTGTAGCGAAATTAAACCGATGAAGATTTCTAATGAGACGCTTGCAGCCTTACTGCGCTCTAATTAGGATTTATAGTATTGGTATATAAACCATATAAATAAATTTATTGGTATATACACTGGAGAGTCCGATTGGTCTAGGGGCATGATTCTCCCTTTGGGTGGGAGAGGCCGCGGGTTCGATTCCCGCATCGGACCCTTTTTATTTATTTGTGTATAAACCATATAAACAAATAAACCGTTATTTGAATGGCGAGGACAGAATGACCGGGGACGACATTTATGTAGATCATGGCTGCGCGGCATGGATATATCTGATCTACAAATGCGTGGTATTATTACCGTTCTGCTCGCTACACGTCTTCCCCGGTGGCGTGTTTTTTGCCCTTTTAGCTCAGTGGCAGAGCGTTACACTTGTAATGTAAAGGTCTCTGGTTCGAACCCGGAATGGGGCTTAATTGTATTTGCTTTCGTAAGCAATTACAATATCTAAAAGAATTCACTAGATTTTTCTTTGAGTTTTATTTGTTTCACACGCTTCTTTATGGTGCGTTTTTGTTTGAGCTTAGGTTTGTCTTTATCTGCAAACGTGTATTTAAGAAACCACATATCATATTCCCTAGTACCACGTTTGTCCTTGAGTTCCTTAAATTTCTCCATTTTCTCTGCACGAATAGATTCCAGTGTATCTTGGGTTCCATAACAGTTTATAGAGAACCTCTTCAAAATACCCTTTTGTTCCAATCTGTTTTTATGTTCTACATCAAACAGGAACTTACTCATACATAAAATGCGGTCTTTGGAATAATACGGTTCATCCGAATAATAGAAAGCAAAATAGAAGCTCAACATAGTGTCTATAGTCGCAACATTTATATCGCGTTTATCAATGTGTATAATATTATAACTATGACAGGCGATTGGCTTATAAATAAACGCCATAGTCTCTTTACCAACGAGTATTTCTACACGTTCTGGTATTATCTCCCCAATCGGCTCATAGTGACGCTTTGTAACGCCCTTAAAGCCTTTACCCTTCAGCCGCTCTATTAATATGTTCGCGCAACGATCGGGATCCTCCGAGAGAACATCAAAATCCGGTATCTTCTTTATGATTTCCTTACGATCATTCGTCATGTAACGAGAATATAACCGAGCAGCGTATCCACCAAAGAAAACCGACCCATCATCTATAAACGCATCACGTATTGTATAATAGAGATCACTTGACTTATCCTCATCGTGTATCATCTTCCGTTGAAATTCTATTTTATTGCAATCTGAGGAAATCGCGAATGGATAATATTGATTTAACAGAGTCAATCGTTTGAAGATCTTCTCCCATCGTGATACATCACCTTCCGGACGGGATAGCTCCAGATACATATTCATGCGTAGGAAATTGGGTGGCGAGTATAAAATCCCATCTATTTTGACGGCTTCTTTACTCATGGATTTGAAAATGCTTGGATGTAAAAATGTTATATCTGCTATCGGTATGAAATTCACAAATACCTTATATGTACCAAAATGTACGCCAGCTTTCGCTTCAATCTCATGGAACCCTTCCGCATGAAATATATCAGCCAATTCTTTGGCATCATCCATAGCATTAGGAGAATAAAAATCATAATCGGGTACTTCTAAATCGCGATTATAAAACTGTGCCTGTTTCGGTAATATGTTATTAATAGCAGTGCCGCCATAACAGATCAGGCCCTTTTTCCTTAGGAAGTTCTCAACAACTACTATCATTTTGGTTATCTCATCGGCATTTGCTAAGCGCTTCGCTTTTTTTGCATCGCTCTCGTCTACGGCGTTACGCAAAATTGCTAGTTCGCAATCAGCAAATGTCATATTATTATCGCATAAATCCGTATTGTATTTACCCATCTATATCATATTATAATATTTTATCAGCAGCGCTATTTATTCTTAAAAATGAGGATACGTCTAAGTTCTTCAGCGGAACAATGGTGCAATTACCATCATTAAATATACTCTCGTATTTATCAAATTCCGCGGTTTTAGGGTTTCTATAGAAACGGAATGGAATTATGTTGGTCTTGTAATTTTTTACTAAATACTCGGCATCTGCGTCATTTGTATTGGATTGAATTAAATTAAGTAACAAACCAAATAGCCAATCAAAAAACCAATTGAATCGCGATCTACGCACATCATCTGGATTTACAACCGTCAGTCTCTTAGATAGCTGATTTCCTCCGAATTGTACTATTTCGGAGTATGAGTAAGGGCACATTACATTATCCTTGCAACTAGATACTATATTTGTTAAATTCGGTATGTAAACATTTGTAACTATAATACATTTACCTACAATCTCGCTTATCCTCGTATCATTATCTATTTTTCTACTATTACGATTATAGAATAACTCACTTACGCTAGCTGGTATTTGACCGAAAAAATCGCGCTCCGACCTAACATTTACTAATCTAAAATTGATAAACAATGGGTCTGTACCAATTAATGATTTATTTATAACACTGAGAACATCAAGCAGTCGTACGGATTTATCTGACGATACATATAAATATTGGCCCGATTTGTATACTTCAAAATCTATGTAACGACAACCACGTTTCAGAACGAGTTCAACCATACCAGGATTCATAGTCTTACCTGTGAATGCGGAATTATAAGATGCTTTAAAAAAGAGATCTTTCAATAGATAATTGCGATGAAGGTCATTATTATTGTCGCTATTATATTTTGCAATCTCCGCCTTTTTCTTTACTACATCAGATTCATGCGTGGTTACCAATTTGAGTAATTTTGCAATCTCTGTTTCTACATCCCTCTTTTTCTTTTCAAGTCCACCCAATTCCATAACCTTGGCGCGATATGTATCGTATTCTCTTTTGTATCTAGCTGTATCAGATACATATTTATCATAATCACTCCAGGCTTTATTTCTTTTACGTTTGCCAAATGGCTTGCGTATGATACCTTTGTATGGAAGCGCCGCAGGAGCCTTTAAATTTTTATATGCTCCTATTTGTGTAGTTGTAGTTTTAAGCTCCTTAGTAGCTTCTGATATCCTATTTTTATTCATATTATATGCATTAATATACGCTATTGGGATATCGTTCGGTCTTTTCACTACCTTTAAAATACGATAAGACGGCAATTGAATCTCGGGACTATGCATAGTACGCATATCATTAATGTCAGTAGTAAATTCACCAGTAAGCGGTTCAACCATACTACGCTTACGATCTAATAGTTTGTAAAATAAATGAAGGATAATTAGTAATATCAAAATCACTAGCGCGATTCTAAAAGAGTCCATTTATATATACCTATAAATTGATTTAAATTGTTCTGATATATTATAGATATAACATGGCCGGTGGATTACTAAATATTATATCGGAAGGTGCCAATAATGTAATACTGACGGGTTCGCCAACAAAGACCTTCTTCAATGTGACATATTCCAAATACACGAATTTCGGACTACAAAAATTTAGGCTGGATTATGAAGGATCGCGCGATCTCCGAACAATTTCTGATTCCACATTCAAGTTCAAGGTAAAACGATATGCTGAGTTATTAATGGATACTTATCTAGTACTAACGTTACCTGACATTTGGAGTCCGATTCATAATCCCACTGTAGAGACGGGTAATAAGTGGGCGCCATATGAGTTCAAATGGATTCATGATATAGGCACGCATATGATAAAGGAGATTGTTATATCATGCGGTTCGGTAACTCTACAAAAATATAGCGGCGAATACATTGCCTCTATGGTAGATCGCGACTTTCCCGCTGAAAAGAAGGCACTGTTTAACCAGATGTCTGGAAATGTACCTGAATTTAATGAACCTGCTATGGCATATGGTAGATCAAATGCATATCCATCTGCATTTTTTACAAACAATACTGCCGGCGCGGAGCCGTCCATTCGTGGTCGGACAATTTATATACCAATTAATGCTTGGTTTACTCTGGATAGCAGATGCGCGTTCCCACTAGTTTCACTTCAATATGCAGAACTAGAAATATCTGTAACTATACGTCCCATACAAGAATTATTTCAATTACGTGATGTATATGATGAACCGAATTCGTTCCCATACGTCCAGCCGGATTTCAATCGTGACGAGCATCAAATGTATCGGTTTTTGCAAACTCCACCATCTGTATATTTAGACTCTGAAAACTACGCCAATAAAACAAATGTATGGAATGCGGACATACATTTAATTAGTACATATTGCTTCTTATCAAAGGACGAGGCGCAATTATTTGCCGCCAAAGACCAGGCATATTTAATCAAAGACGTATTCCGTTACGATTTCCAGAATGTTACCGGTTCAAAAAAAGTGAAGTTGATGTCTAATGGAATGGTATCTAATTGGATGTTCTATTTGCAGAGGAATGATGTGAATATGAGAAATGAATGGTCTAATTATACAAATTGGCCTTATCGTATACCGCCACTTGATATTGATAATACACCTAAAACATTGCCAACCGGCGATCCGTTTGCGAAAACGGGTATCGGATCAATTGACTATGGTCCACAAATTGATAAACAGCCTGGTAAGGGAGAACAGAATACTGGTCTGTTTTACACTGGCGACTTTGCAGTAGATAATCAGAAGAACATTTTGATTTCAATGGGTATCTTGTTAAACGGCGAATACAGAGAGAATTCGCTCACCCATGGAGTATTTGATTATATAGAGAAATATACCCGAACTCATGGAAATGCAAAGGAGGGTCTATATTGTTATAACTTCTGTTTGAATACGAATCCATTGGAATATCAACCATCAGGTGCGCTCAACACCAGCAAATTCAAACTTATTGAACTTGAAATTGTCACGTATACACCTCCATTTGATACATTAAATTCTAATTTTAATATTATTTGTGATGGAGACGGAAATGCGATTGGAACCAATAAACAGAACTGGAGGCTTTTTGAATACAACTACAATCTAACCGTATTTGAAGAGAGGTATAATGTTCTCTCGTTCATATCCGGACAGTGTGGATTAATGTTCGCTAGATGATTTAGTAAAATATATTCACAACATATAATAAATGAGCGGTGAAACACAATGGAATAAAAAAATAGATTTTAGTCCAAAGGAAGAAACTATAGCAGAACCTCCCGAGATCGTCCAAGAGGGATTTGAGGAAGTTGATGAGATGGTGCAGAAACTGAAAGACATGCGAAATCAAAAAAAGGGGTTCACAAAATTACCGTTTTTGGAAAGCATATACGATTCTATTGCCGGAGGATCTGAATCTAAAAGTGATACCGAACAAATGACAGATGAATCGGAAAGTGAGAATGGACCGGTTATAGAGGGCATGACCGAAAAGACGTCGGGATATTTAAAAACCATACGATATATGTCATATTTAACATATAATGTGTCGTTTGACATCTTCGCTTACACGGTAATAAGTATAACTTCTGGAAAACAACCTAAATTTCCGGGAAAGGCACCGAAAGCGCCTCCTAAAAATGCTTCAACCGATGTAAAAAATAAGTACGCAAAGGACAAAGCAACATACGACAAAGCAAAACAGCCATATGATGACAAGAAGCGAATTGCGGATATGTTTGACCGAATATTTGCATGTATTATTAGCATATTCATAGCATACAATTTATATTATTCGTATTCAACGCCTCCGCCCTCTACGCCTGGCGAAAAACCTATATTTGAAATGATAAATGACTGGATTGAGGATTTGCCTTCTGTCATGTTTCCGGTAAAATGCGCGGTTACACCAGTAAACTATTTTTTGAAAATGATGTCAATTGTAAATACGGTAATGAGCCAGGTACCATATCAACCATTATTATTCGGATTGTGTGTAGTAATAGCATATTGTTTTGTGAATTTTGGCATAGCAAGGTATTTTATAAATATGGTAATGTCCGTTTTTGATCCTGTCGGTTCATATGGTAATACAAAGGATGCAGATGGTTTCGCCAAAAGTCACTCGGATGACATTATACTTATGGCAATTGTTCTTATATGTGTAATCACAAACGTTTTAAAATTATGCGTGGATTTTAAGAATCCTCTGCCTGCAACACAAATACCGGCAATATTAATGTGGCTTGTTGTATTCGGAGTATCATTATTATTTATCCCGGTAGGAAAGATAGCGATATCATTAATAGTGTTTTACATATGCATGTTTAGTATGACAAAAGACACTGATAATCGTATTAACATGTTTAAAACAATGGCAGATATAAACGAGAAGTTAATAGGAAAGCAAGTTATATATGAATGCGCGGATGATGATTACTTGAGACAGTTTTTGAAATTTATAGACAAGATTATAAGCACAGTTTTGGTTGAAAATTTGTATTTATTCATGCTAATACCTATATCGCTTTATAATATTTCTCAGTCAAAAACCATAAAGAATGCATACACTCGTGGATTTTCTGATTTTATATTTGCTATGTTAATTATCATTTTATTATCAACCAATGAAAATATAGCTCTAATGTTTAATTTGCTACTTAGGACTATGAAAGTAATTTAGTTATTGAAAAAGAATTTAGAATATATAGAACATATACTCTAAATATGGCGAAAAAGACTTTACCATTTGTTTCGGTATGTACGCCAACGTTTAACCGACGACCATTCATTCCGATCATGTTAGAGTGTTTCCGAAACCAGACGTACCCCAAAGATCGTATGGAATGGATCATTATTGATGATGGAACCGATAAAATCAAGGATCTAATAAAAGGAGCGAATATACCACAAATCAAGTATCATGAATTACCGGAAAAGATCTCACTTGGTGCAAAGCGTAATCTAATGCATGAGAAATCCAAAGGTACGATCATCGTGTATATGGACGATGATGATTATTATCCACCTGAGCGCGTGGCTCATGCGGTAGAAGTTCTTACTGCCAATAAGACTGCCTTGTGTGCGGGGTCTAGTGAACTATATTTGTATTTCAAGCATATCCAGAAAATGTATCAATTCGGTCCATATGGACCTACTCATGCTACCGCTGGAACGTTTGCATTCAAGCGCGAATTATTGAATCAAACCAGGTACAATGAAACGGCTTGCATTGCGGAAGAACGTGAATTCCTAAAGGAATATACGATCCCGTTCGCCCAATTAGATCCATTGAAGACGATATTGGTATTTTCGCACGCCCATAATACATTTGATAAACGCAGGCTATTGGATAATGCAAACCCTAAATATGTGAAGGAATCTGACAAGACAGTTGATATGTTTATACAATTTGCAGATGAAGCTAAAATCAAGCGATTCTTTCTAAAGGACATTGATGAGAAGTTGAGTAAATATGCACCTGGTGCGCCTGAAATGAAACCGGATGTTATCAAACAAACGCTGGAATTGGAGGAACAGCGCAAGAAGATGCAACCACCCACACAATTTATGATGCAGCAACCTGGCAAGGATCCTGTCGCATTGGACCCGAATCAAATTATTGAACTTATCAATGGACTTCGTAGTAATATGAAAACTCTGACAGAGCGAAATGCAGAACTTGAAGAAATGGTAAATAAATCCGTGTCGTTTTCCGATCCTATCGTACAACCATCCATCAGCATACAAAAGCTAAAGAAGGAGATTGCTGAGCTGGAATTCAAGTTGAAACATAGCGCATTAATAGAGGTAGAACTACGATCTGAGATAGAAATGTTACGTAAGTCTAAGTCAGAGCCTGCGCCACAGAATACGTCATCGTCTATGCCATCGTCTATGCCAGTAATATTCAAGGAAAAGAAGAAATCCGACCCGGAGGTGTACGTATTCTAGTTCATTTAAACCCTTGAAGAATTAAAATGGGACGAAGTCCCATTTTTTTCTTAAGGATTATGACCGATAAGTTTCCAAACGGACGCCTCCGGCGTCCCATTTGAAATCTTCGTCGGTTTAAAAATGCCGATTTATAATATATAATAAATATATTATGGAAATTACAATACCCGATTGGGTATCTATTAATAATTATAGAACCATGACTACTGAAAAAAAAACACAGGCCACGAATGGTAACAAAATAGTTCAATATGAATGGATGAAAGAAGAGGTAAATGAATTTTATGAAGCAATTTATTTAGAAGATATTAAAGAAATACGCGATGAAGCAATAGGGCTGATACGAACCTTTCAACAATTTAAAGATTCAAAGCGTGTTGTATCTTTATGGAAAAAAGTAAGAAGCGACGTATTACGTGTCTTCCCTACACACCGAATATTTTTAGAAGCATTTGGCAAATGGCATAAGAAAAAATTGCAAAAAAATCAAGCAAAGGGTGTAACTCCGGAAGAACTAATAGATATTTCTAAACTAAAATGGTGATTCTGGAATGTGATCTAGGGCTATTCATCCGTAACACTCTCGTCATCCACTATTACCTTTTTTACGTTTTTATCTAGGTACCGATACATGCGTTTTATATCAAGTTTCGTTATATTATGATTTTCAAATAAATGTTCTACTTGATTTAAAACATCTGTCTGTGATTGAAAATTTTTACCATAGAATGTTCGCAACTCCTGGAAAAAGGCGATCAAATCTTTACGATCCATATCCAAATCCTGGCACATGGCATAAATGAACTGTTGATTATTGTATTCAGTTGAATATTTCGTGAGGACTTTGGTGAAGCGGACCTCATCCGGATTGAATTTATTTGCATTCTCGGGAAACGTATCATGATATATTTTATTATTATAAAATGTCTTCGTCAACGAACTCATTTCATTGAACTGCCATATCTGATTTTGGAATGTGATACGGTCCATATAGTCAGCAAAACACATATTATCCAGGATTTTCAGATAGAATGGATACGTCTTTTCCGGTTTGTTTTTAGATATAGCGTCAATTATATTCTCGTGCCACAACAATGCTACGATTGTTCGGTCTGTTTCGTTTATAAACTTCGCATGATCGTCAACACGCATCGGTTGATTGATAAGATGTTTGGTAATTTTTTTGGAATCTTCATTATGAGATTTCATATGGAGTATATTGTTACATAGATCTTCTGTCAATAGTTCCGGATTTGTTGTTTTCAACTTCTGTATAAATTGCAGTTTCCTGAGATCTCCCTGTATATATTCAAGTACCTTGTTTTTCAAACTTGCGTTATCTGGAATGATATCATTCAATAAGACAGATATTTGGGGTTTTGTTGGTGTTTTCAATTCAAATACATTACATACCTTCATTAGTTCCTTCATCTTTTTATCCATAAAATAATTACCTATACAAATAATTGGGTTCAATGTTATATCCTCTAACTTCTGTTTCTTGGTCTTCTTCTGACGAATCAGTTTTATAAGAGATGTTATCCCACCCTTGTCGCCACTATTCATTCCGTCAATTTCGTCCATTACAATGATGATCTTTTTCACAGTCTTATTCATCATGTGGAGAACATTACGAGA